TTGGAAAAAAGGAAGCGTAATGTTTCCACCCTCAGACTTGGTAGGAGTGACAACGAAGTTAGGTCTCTGAGTATAATAAATCATACCATCAAGGTCTATGTAGGGATCGCCATCAGGCGTAGGAACATAAGAAACCAAGAGGTCACCATAATAAAATGCATTACCATTAATCACGACTTTAACATGTATGTTGCATCGTAACAAATTGAAATTATCTATCTTTTGGGTAACCTTTGGGTCATTAAGATATAAGGTCCAAGGATCTATGACGAATTCCAGATCAGAGTTAACGCTCCAAGACTGCTGTGCAATCTGTATGGGGCGTTTTAAACAATCAGCAAGGTTTGCATCAGATGCACCTCCTTGCAAATAAGCTCCGTCCATCGAAATAGGAATGGATGTGTCGTGTTGGGTCTCATCATCTTCAAGACACACGTTTTCTTGAGATGTACAGCCTTCCGTAGTTGAAAAGCTAAGAGTCGAGTTGGGTGCAAAGCACCCAATAATATTAGTCGCGACGAGCGCGTTGTTAAAAGTAAAAGAAATAGTATTCATGGTTAAAAATTTAAAGTTCGGGCTTGCAAGTTCGATCTTCAGGGCGCCGAATGCCGTAGAAGAAAGTCCATGTCTCGGTAGGAAGCCGGATTTGTTAGGGTGTTTACTCACCACTGCTGTGTTAGAGAGCTTCCCAATTCTCCAACTCTTGAACAGAACCTACAGCTTGTTCCTCAATGTATGTCAAGGAATTACAAATAGGCGAAAGTCTACATTCATGCTTTGACTTGTTATACACAGAGGATAAATATGAATTGCGTTCTTCAAGAGTTGATTCATCGTAATTTATGTCAGAAGTGTGTTCAAGGTAAAGTGACTTGAGCACGTTATTGTCGGTCAACACTCCAGTGGCAGGAATATAAGCTTGATCTATAGTGACGTAGTTTTTAATACTACTAACCACATTCTCACTGGCAAATCGGGAAATCATAGCAATCCTGCCGGAAGATATGAGCCCCGACCTACCTATCAAGAGCCTGTTTCTATGCAGCATTCTAAGACGTCGCATTTCCACTGGCCTACTAAGCTTAAGAATGGCGTTAACCATAGAATGGTGAGCACCAAAGAAAACTTTGTGCTTGTTAACACAATCAGCTCTGATAACTAACTCAAGCACGGCTTTACGTATGATGTGGTCATCATCATTAAGGACAAGATTAATAAACTTCTCATACCTAATGGGGGAAGCGGAAAGCTCTATGGAGGTTACAAAAAGCAGTCCAGCCAAAAAAGAAGTTACATTGTTGTCATCCGTCATCCACTCCTTGGGGCCCATACCATAGCACTTAGTGAGTGACGTAGACTTAAGCATCATGAATTCACCCACCAGTTTACGAGATAGAAAAGCGTCTACATCATCATGTGTAACCTGAAATCCAGTGTGAACTTCTATCTTGCTGGCAATCCAACCAGCGGTGAAATTCTTCATTCGCTTCCTCAGGCTTTCGTTTCCTGGTTCAGCCACAACAATGTGCATGTCATCACCGTACACAGAAAAATTAACATGCTGCTGGGCATAATCCCAGGCAGTAGCACGGTCAAAGCCGAAATTAATAAGTTCCATTATAGTGGTATTATAAAGCAAAGTAATGCCACACATGATGTTAAAATGAGTCGTAATAGGTGATCCAGAAATATTGCCATGGTGGATATAAGTTGCATAACCATCGCTAGCAGACCACCAGTGCTGTAGAGCGTAAACGGCATTGTCAAATAAGGGTAAAAGTTGAGCGTATGTGCGCATGCCAGCGCTCTCGAGCTTTTGATCATACGTCATGGACATCCATCTAAGCTGATCACGCCAGAGCTTAAAGACAACATTACTAATGTCGCCATCAATCGAAGCATCCATCTTCTTAATGTCTAGAGAGCACGCAGTAAAGCGCTCACCTGGAGTGTGGTGAACACACACGGACGCTTCGGCATAAGGCGGTTTGCCATAAGGACTGGACCAAATAGCATTAAAATGGCCAAAGAACCTGAGCATGAAGCTAAAAGCACACCTAAGAGTCACAGCAATGGTCGTAGGAACATTTTGAATAATCCTACAAGCCTTGTCGCACTCAGAATTAAATTCATCATCAGACATGCCAGTCTTAACAAAACTATGCTTCTCAACCTTTGGAAAATTCTTCGTGACAACTGAAATCCCAGCTGCTTTCGAATTCATGGCATCATAATAGCGTTTTGACATTGCCATTAACTCACTACCCTCAACACATGACGTTATTCTACCAGCATCATCGAGGACAACGTGGTCTCGTAAAGCACCAGGGAACTGTTGAATTCCGGTAGATTTATCCCCTTGTAGAGGACCTACGAGGTCATCGCCAGTGACAGCCTTATCGAAATCCCAGGGTTCAAGAACGGACAAGTCTTGTTTAGGGAAAAAATCGTTCGCAAGAATTATCCAAGAACATAAGATCCTGCTAGAAACAAAGTCCTTACATGAAGGGAGCCTCATTTTAGGGTTAACAGTAGTGTACCTACCAAGAACCTTTGTAGAGGATTGCTTGTACGAATTTAAATCCGTCTTGCGTTCAACTGTATGGATCGAATCACCATGCA